AAATCGACCAAAGCCTCAACTTGATTTTTTTGAGATTTTTCTAATAATCTTCTTTGTTCATCAAGCGTTAAAGGTTTGACGATAAAAGTTGTATCCCACTCTTTGACGTGAATTGTTTTGTGATCTCTACTTTGAAAATGTTTTATTGCGTTGTCAATCGCTGACATAAATTATTATATAGTACCTTGAGTAACTCCGCCGTTTGCTTGAAACGTAAATGATCTCTCAACAATATCTCCGATCGTTTGAGAAATAGTGACACCTGTTACAACCGCAGTTAATGTAAATTTTGGATCTCCCGCAGTATCGCCATTTGGTCTAAGATCTAAAGAAAGTTCAGCTCCTACATCTAAAGCCTCTTGTCCGTCTGTATCTGTAACGTCTAAATGACAAGCGATATCTCCACTTGCCTCAGATAAACCCGCTTTGAATGTTTTAAAAGAAACTCCCATTGGTGTAGTTTCTAAAATATCATTTGTTGTATTTAAACTAAATGATTTGATCTCAGCTAAACTGCCTGATCCAACTTTCACTGTTCCGTTATTTCCTGATATTGTCGCCATAATTATTTACTCCTAATATTTTTGGGTTATTGGTCAAGGCCTAAATTAAAGCCTCAACATTTGCTTGAGTAGTCCTATAAGTTACAGAGAACGTGAGCCTGACTACTCCTATAGGCTTTGATCCCTCATTGTTTAAGGTTATTTCTGTATTTGTTATATTGTGGCTTAAACAAGTTCCGTTTAAATCTGTATCTGAACCAAGAGCCTCTTCGACCTCAGTTGCGATATTATCTAAAGTATTTTCTATATTAGAGTTTGCACTAGCAAAGCCTTCAACGACAAGCTCCATTTCTCTAATAGTTGATTTAACACTATCTAGTTCAACTGTTTCAGATAATGTAAAAACATTTAATAAAGGTAACTTAGACTCTTCATTTGGATAAACTCTACTATTAAAAACATTACTACCCGTTGTTGATAATCCTGTTAAAACAGTAATTACTCTATCTCTAATAGTTTTACGTTGATGAGCCATTAAGCCTCTAAAAATATTTCTGCTATACCCGTTCCATCTCTAAGGATTTCTGCAATAGTATAATTTGTTGAATTTACGTTTACCTGATCGCCATGTGCTAGACTTGTTATATCTGAGGTTTTACAAGTAATTCTTGGTCTATGACTTGTTAATCCCGCCTCGCCTATACCAAGTGTTTCATCGGGTCTATCAAAAATAACTTTAATTGTGCTTGAAGATCCACCTGAGGGAGTCACGGTTGCCGTTGTTCCAAATTCATCACTACTAAAATAAATATCTCTAATATCGTTTGTTTCTACTGCCATTATAATAAATCTTTAATTAATAAATTTAATTTTTTATTTTTTTTATTTTGTAAGATCTTGACTAATTCGCTTGAGTAAAGATCTACATATTTCTCTTCACGTCTTAATGATAATTTCAATTTATTATCAAAAGTAATTACATGGAAAAGCTCATGTAATATTGTTGTTAAAATATTTATGTGGTCAATATCTTTATTAAACAAAATTTCTTTTGTTTCAAAATCTACTTGACCGTCTATCTTTTTTTTATTTGCTATCTTTTTGTCGATCGGTGTTAGTTTGTACTTTTTTCCTTTTATCCATATTTGATTTGGGTAATCCATATCGTTTTATAAATTTTACAAAAGAATTTTTAAGTCCAACTGATCTGTTTTTTAAATTGATAGATCCAAAATTTTTAGGATCTTTTAAATTAATATTCATTGTTTGTAGTTAAGGGGGTTTTTGACCCCCTTAACAATTATTGGGATTATGCAGTTTCGTCGATGTCGATTACTTTTGCAAAACTTTGACCGTGTCTTACTGCGATGTCAACTCCCGTAAAGAAGTTTAATCTTACAGTTCCCGCGCTTGATCCTGTGAATGGATCAGCAAGAATATCAAGTCCTGAATAGAACCCGATAAGTAGATCAGCCATGTTACCAAATATTCCCGCGTGTAACGTACTTGACGCTGAACCTTTTGTAAGGTCTTTTGGTAACTCACTTGATTGAAATAATGGATAACCGTTTAGGTTGTTTACATTATCTAAAACCATTACTGAATCAGTTGAGCTGACTTTAGGTGTTTTTCTTAATTGATAAATGACCTCAGGTGTAAAGTGATATGCTAATCTTCCTGATAGAGCATTTTCCAACGCAACTTCTTTGATCATGTCAATAGTTGTGTTGTAAGTTGGCGCACCTCCATTTGTTCCGATTGCTACAGTTGCAACATCGGACGCTTGTAAGATTCCTGTCGGCTCATTACTAGCGCCTCCAGAATACGCTACATTATCAATTTTCAGAGCGATTTGTTTTGTCATATCGTTTCTGACAATTTGCTCGATTGATGGATCTGCATTGTTGATCAATATTCTTGATAGATCTACAAATCCGCCCAAATCTCTTTGAGTCATTGTTACTTGCGCAAACGCTTGATTAGTTTCGCCTACTGCTGAGTTTTCAGCTACGAAACCGACAGTACCTTTAGTTGTCAATTTTGGAATTTTGATATCCCCTTTTAGACCTCTAAATACTGTTGCACCAGATTCGATTACTTTTGCGTCGCCATAAAGAGCGTCGATAAATAAATCTCCTCTATGTACATCGGGTGTTACATGGCCACCCGCAGTAGCCGTACCTTGCGTAAGATCTCTTTTGAAGATATCACTTGGTACGTATGCACCTCTTGGTGTTGCGCCTACTCTTTTTTCTATTTCTTGAGATAATTCTTTTTCATATCCCGCTTTTGACCAATCGCCACTTACTTGAGCGTTAATCACGTTGAATAAAGAATATGCTCTTTTTTCTTTTGCGTTTAGATCAAGGTCATGTGACTCTTGTTCTAAAGGCTTTTCGCTACCGATCTTGTCCAAAATTAGTCCTTTGAATTCAGATACCGTATGTCCAGATCTAATTGATTTCTCAGCTAAATCTTTTCTGTTGTGAGTTGAACCAATAGCCTCAATTTCTCTAATTCTATTTAATTCAGCCTTTCTGATTTCGTCGGGATTAACTTTTGGTTGTTCAGCAACATTTGTTTTTGCTTTTTCCATTGTTAGTCCTTCATTGTTGATTGTTAGATTTCGACCAATACCTACATTTTGATCTGCGGGTACTGATACAACTGAAATTTCTAAAGGTTGAATATTCACTCTAAATAAATCCTTTCCATCGGATCTCTCTTCGTTATCTTCTTCCACTTTATCCATTTCTTTAATCAAGTAACCAACGGAAATATTCTTACGAATTCCGTCCTTGATATCATTAAAGATTTCAGTTGCTAAGGCTGATCTTCCGAATCGTGCAACGGCTCTTCCCTTGCCGTTTTCAACTGAGGTTTCCTCAATAATTCCTATTTGTTTTTTAGCGTCATGGTCTAATAATAATGGAGCATTTCCGCTATTTAAAAATTTTGTATCTGCTTTATCTACGTTGATTGATTCCATACCGAAATCTCTCTCGACAGGATCCTCACTCATATAAGAAAATTCAACAGTTCTTTTATCTTCATCAAGTTTTCTCTTATTGATATCTAAACTCCGATATAATTTTTTAGAATCCAACTGATAATATTTTTTAGTAATTTCTTTTTGCGAGTTCGAATCTTTTTCATCGTCCTCGTCATCTTCCTTGTCAGAATAATTATCATCGGCTTTTTTTTCATCTTCTAAGTGTCCCGCTTTATCTTCATCATGGTAAGATTTTTCTTCGTCTTCATCGTCGGCATGACCCATTTTTGTTTCTTTGTCGTCATCTTCGTGACCCATTTTCGTTTCTTTTTCGTCATCTTCGTGACCCATTTTCGTTTCTTTTTCGTCCTCTTCGTGTCCGCCTTTTTTATGTTTATCTTTGTCTTTACGCTCTTCCATTTCGTTTTTTAATTTTGCAAATTTTATAGTTACTGAATCGTCGTCCTCTTTAATTTCTTGAATATGTCTTTTTTCTGTTATCATAATTTCTTTTTCCTTTTTACTTGCCTGAGGGTGTCCTTGAGGCAATAAATCTTGATCGTGTTTTCCGCCTTGAAATCTTCCCGTCCTTAATGCGAACAAATACGAGTTAGTTCTAGCAAAAGCCCACTGCTCAGGGCTTGAAACATTTGGTCTTACTGATTGAGGATTTGTGTTATATGCACCAATACCTCTTAAAAAGACCTTTTCAAGTTTAGCCAAAGTAACTCTTGGGTTCCAAGACTTTTTTAAATCCTTAACTTTTTCGTTATGTTGGTCAACCTTGTTTTGTAAACCTTTTTTTACTGTTGCTGAAACTTGTCGCTCCTCAGGATCTTTACGACCTTCTAGTTTTTTTGTTAATTCTAATATTACGTCTTTCATTCCTTGTATTCCTAATTTTGGGTTTACTACCAACCATTTCATTTGTGCTACAATTCCGCCAACATTTGATAAGTTTGGTTCTAATCTACCACCAACAAATTGATCGCCGTCTTTTATATGACGACTTGCCCAAGCCTCACGTTCTTTAATTTTATTTAAAACTGTTTTAGAATCGTTATCGTTTTCAATATGATCTTGTAATAATCTAAACGATCTATTGCCTTCTATATTACCACCAGCTCTCCATATTTTAGGTGTATCTTCTTTAATTGCTTTAGCAAAATCTAATGGAAATCTAGGAAACTTAGAGTTTCTTAGAGAGATTTTTTCATCATCGCCTTTTTGCGGAAAATCAGTTGCCCTCTGTTTCATCTTCTCTAGTTTGTAATTCATCAATATTCTTAGCTCCGTATGGTTCGTATTCTGTAGTTATTTCAAAATTATTTCTTAAATTTTT